TTATCCATAAAAACTAGTTTTTGTTCCTAATTATTGCAACATTACCAATTGGTTTGTCCATTCTTGGTGCTGAAGGTATTGTTTTACTTAAAATTGTCTTTTCAATCGAAGTATTTGCTCTTAATTTAGCTAATTCTTCGTTTTGATCAAGTTTTTCTTCTTGATTGTCTTGATTCATCATAGCTTTCATCTTATCAAGGTTCAATCTTTCTTCACCTTCTTCCATTTTTCTTTGATTATCCATCGCTCGAAGATCTAACTCTCTTGCTTTTAGTTTTGCAACAGGGTCATTTCCAAAATCACCCATAATTTTATTCTCTTCTTCCTTAAATTCTTGTGTCATTTCTGCAATCAACTTAGATTTTCTTGCCTCTAACGCTAAAGTTAGAGTTAAAAGTTGTTGTTGAGTGTTTGGATCTTGTTGTAACATTGGATTTTGTTGAACAGCCATTTGTAATTGCTGTAATTGTTGCAACTCCTCTATAAATTCTACTTCAATTTGCTCTTGTGCCATAAATGCAATGTGTTCAAAAATATTTTTTTCTAATGAACCAAGCACTGCAGGATTATTTTTAGCTAAATTAGTAGCCATAAAATTTAAATGGGTTGTAATATGTGATCTATGGTCTTGACCTTTAAATGCTTGAAAAGGTTTACCACTCATTGCTAAAATATTTTCAGTAGCAGGGTCCATCGGCATGGGTTGTTGTGGTGGTGGAAGTATTTGATCAATATTTTTTATACCAATGGCTTCGTACATATCTCTGTATGCTTCATACATATTGTGTATTTGTGGATTTGACATCGCAAGTTGTAGTTCTGTTTGTGCTAAACTAATTCTTTGTGATTGTGAAAATATATTTGGATCAGCGACAGGTATGATATCTACTCTGTCATCAAAATCTGTTTGCTTAATCATTCTCTGTGCACCAACAACGTCGTACGGATATTCAGGTGGCAGATATTGTGAAAACACATCTGCTAATAATTTAAATTCTTGTTTCATTGCAGCGTATAATCTTTTATGAATTGCTGACATCACTCTTGAGCCACGCTCTAACAGAGCTATCGTTGTTCCAACAGCTGCTTGTTGGTTGCCGTCACCGACTTGCATATCAGCAATCGCGGCAAATCTTTGACCAGCTTGAACCACAACACCCATTAATTGTAATAGTGTTGCTGATGGTTCTTTAAATGGTAAAGGCATAAATGCATCTCTGATGTTACCACCGGGAGCATCTACATCTCTAAACTCACCAGGTTTAATAGACTCTGCTTCATCTCTGAGTCTAATACCTCGTTGTTTAAATCCTGCAGGCATGTTTGAAAAACTTCCTGCATCTATTAAAGATCTTAATGTTGCTGTTGCAGTTTTAGATAAACCACCAATCATGTGTATTAAACCAAAGCCATAAAAACCTAGACCAGGTAAAAATTTAAAATGCACAAAGTAATCTATTTTTTTTCTAAGTGTATCTCCCATTTTAAAGTTTCTTCTAATAGATAAAACTTCTTTGCTACCTTGATCTAAAGTTACAATGTATGGTAATTTAATTCCTGTTTTTTCTCCAGTCTCTGGATCTAAATCTTCAAAACCTTCTAGATCTAAATCGACATGATATTCTAAAATTGTAAAATCATTTTCTTCTTTTGATTTTCTAACACCTTCTATTTCTAATTCTTTCTTTTCAATTTCTGTGTCTTGTGTGTATCCAGGTTGTAATTCTATGTCTCTATAAAAACCTGATACTTGTTTTTTTCTTAAATCATTTTCTGAAATTTTTAATCTGTGTATTATAGCTTCTGCATCTTCTAATGATGTTGCTGTGTATGGAACTATCAAATCGTCTGACGGGACAAATTTAGAAACGGCTCTGTCAAGAAGTTCATCGTAATAAACTTTTTTGAAAGCAGAGCCGCTAAGAGGGAGATAAAAAAGCATCTGATCGAACTCGGGTTCATACTCTTTCATCTTGTTCATGAGTTGATAGTTCATGAAGTTTTTTACTCTAGCTGCTTGGTCTTCTTTTACTCTGTCAACGACACCCATAATTTGAGTGTGCACTGGACCTTTTGCTGGTAGTAATTCTTTGTAAGCTTGCGCTTGAAACTGTGTGACTGCCTCTCCTAAAACTGGGTGTGTTACACCAGAGGCACCTTGGAATGGTTGTGTTCTATCTTCGTATTTAAATCCTAAAAGATCTAAACCTTTTATGTATCCATCTTCCCATTCTTTACGAGAAGATTTGTAATTCATGTAATTGTTATAAAGCTCTGAGCCTAATGTTCCTAAAACATCTTCGGGTAATAAATCTGCTAAATTATCAAAGTGTGAATCTGTATTTGGTTGATTAACTTTGTTTGGTTCAAAATTAATATCTACGGATCCGTCTTCGTTTTCTTGTACATCTACGCCATCACCACCTTGTGATTCTGCTACTTGTTCTTCTGCTATTGCAACTTCTTCGTCGCTAGGCGTTTTTACTGTGTTCTCTACGACGTTTGGTAGAGCTTTGTCTATTGTTGACATTCTTTTTCTCCGAGTTCTTGACTAGTATAGTCTGTTTAAAAGGAACATTCAACCCTTGTGAGTTAGGTCCTTTCTTTGGTGGTGGGCCACCCCCTGGAATTAATTTAACCATTAGTCGTCCAATAAATTATAGCCTTGTATACCAAGAGATGCAGCAAGTCCAACTATACCTGCTCTTGATAGTGCGGTCAGCCCCGCTCTCCCTAAACCTAAACTAGCTACTTTTCTTAGAGCTGGATTTATTCCTCTTGTTAATTTAGTTGTCTGTCCAGAAAATGCTGGGTATAGATAGTTCATTGGATTTGTCCCAATATCTGCAAGTGAATCTCCTTCTGCAATTTGATCTGTAATATCCATAGCAGCTAATGGTGCTAACAGTCCTGGAGATGCAGCAACTCCTAGACCACGTCCTAAAGTTCTAAAACCTGTTTTTACTAAACCTGGTCTTTTCTTTTCAATACCAAGTGCTCTTGTTTTACTAGCTGCAATTGTTGATGGTGCTGCAGCAACTGTAGATCCTGCAACAAGTGCACCTGCCGCTGGCAGTTGAAAGTCTAATATATCTGGTCTTTCAAAGTCATCAGCTATAGGATCTGTTGCCATTGCAACTAACATACTTTTTTGTTGATCTTCATTTGATAAATAAGTTGTAGGGTCATCGTTTCTAAATTCTTTTACAAGTGCTGCTCCAACTGTTCCTGCTGCACCAGCTAATGTAAATGTTTTTACACCCGGGCTTTTTAAAAATCCTAACGCTGCGTTTGTAAATTTAGTTATTCCTGATGTGGGTTGTTGTATTTGATTTACTTTGTTTGTAAATCCAACAGGATCGTTTTGAAATTTTTTTGTTGGACAAGCTAAAAGATCTCCACCTGCTTGTAACTCTATACGTCCACCATCTGCATTATCACAACCAACTGCTCTTCTTATTTGAAGTATGGTTGGTTTATCAACAGATTCAAACAATCCTCTTACAGCACCAGACATATCTTTATAATCAAACATTGTTCCTTTTTTAAGTTTATCAGCAAGACCTAATTGTCTTTGAATAATATCTGTTTCTTCACCAGGGAGAGCTTTACTTATTGCTTTTATAATTGATTGTCCTTGTCTTTGACCTATAACACCTGTTCTCATCGCATTTGTAATTCCTGAACCCAGTTGATTTATATCTCTAGAATTAAAACTTAAGTTTGTAAAAGGTTCAAAACGAACTCCTTTTGGTCCGTGTAAAATATCCATTGCAGGAGCTTTAGGACTCCAACTGTACCCTTCAACTTGAATTCTTTTAACTAAGTCCTGTACTTTTATTTGTCCTTTTTCAAAAGGATTATCTACTAATTTATTTTTTAAACTATTTAATCTATTAATTTTTTCATAAGCTTCTGGAAAATATTTTTTCAAATGCCTAACATCATTTATATCGTCATGAGAGTGAAGCACTCCATTATATGAAAAAGAAACGTCAGTGTAAGGTAGTTTTGTTCCAAATTGCCATGGAATTAATTTTCCCTTTTTATCATAAAATTTTATTTCTCCTTGCCCTTCGTTTTGATTCCAACTACGTAAAGCAAATTCCATAATTTTTTGATTAGGTCTTCTACCATACAACACCTCTTTGGGAGTTCTTGTGTATGTAGGTCTTCCTTCCTCCATCTCTGTTGCATAAGTAAGTTGCTCAGCAAAAGGTAGTGTGTAGAAAACTTTTGGAAATTTTTTTCCAAAATTAGCTCTAATATATTCCGCCCCCTGATCTTTAATGACCGCATATGTAGGAATGTTTCCAGATCTTAAATTATCTGTAAGTGCATCCATCCCTATTCCTGTTCTTTTTGAAATTTCAGATGTAAAATTTTGTTTTAAAGGTGTTTTCTCCATCAATAGATTTTTTAAAACCTTATCTATTTTTTCTGCACGAGTTTCTACATTACCTAAAATAGGGTATCCATCAGGAGCGTTTTTTATATTGCCAAAACTATCTGGTAGATTTAATTTTTTCTTTGCTTTTTGTGCTAAAGACTCTTGTGTAATATATTTTTCACCAGCATTTGCTTTTGCTATTTCTTTTTCTAAAAATTTATTAACATTAGCTTGACGCTGTAAATTAATTGGATTAACTCCAGATTTAACTGGAGATTTAACACCTAACAAGGTTCTTTTTGCATAGACATTCTTAGTGGTAAAAGTATCTCCTATTCTAGGAACATACCTTTCATTTAAAAATTCTGCAAATTTCGCATCAGTCCCAGCGTTTTTAAATTTTTTTTGAAAAGCTTTGTATTCTTTTTTAAAAAGGTCATCAGTTAATAATAACTTACCACGAAAATCTTTTGCTTTTTGTTCCCCAGATCTAATACGAGCTCTAAGCGTTATTTTTTCCCTATTAGTAATCCCAGGTAAAGCTTTTACAAAAGCATCATATATTTTTTGTTGTGCTGCAGTAAGCGGTATAGGTTTTCTACCTTCGAGATTTGACATTACAGCTCCAGGATTTCTGCTAGGCCACCGCCTTTGAAACCTATAGGGTCAATGCCTAATAGCTGTTGTATTTCTCTAATACCTTCTGGATAGTCATCAGGATTTCTTAATACTTGATTTAATTGTTTCATATATAAAGTTTTTTCTTTACCAACTAAACTTTTGTCCATCGCTACGTTTCTAAATAATCTTGAAATATCTTCTGCTTCTAAACCATACTTACGTATGTCTCCGTAACCCATTTGTTTTCCGCCACTAGCTGTTGCTGCAGCTTTCTTTGCAAGCCCTAAAGCTTTGCCAACTAACTTACCTTTAAAGAATGGTACACGACCACCATCTGCAAATTGAAAGTCCTCTGGGTCAACCATATTAGGATCAAAGTTTCTATCTGTTATAGTTCTACCTTTTGCATCTTTTATTCTAACTAGATTCTTAGCAAATATTTCTATTTGATCTCTGCCATCTAATTGTGAAACTGCTGATGCAACTTTTGGTCCAAAATATTTTTGTACTAATAACAATGGATCGCCGAGTGCACCACCGCCACCCTCTGTTACAAATCTTAAATCATCTGCTTCCATAATTGATGATAGTGTTGGGCCATCTGGAAAAGTTGGATCTTCCATATCTTTAATTGTATTTAAAAAATCTCTAGCGTTACCTCTTGCTACAGGTTTAGCTGCTTCTTTGACACCTGCCATATCGTAAACTCTGTTTACTAAATCATCGCCGATTGTTCTGTCAAAATTTTGTACTTTCTTTAACGATTCTAATCCTGAGCCTGTTGGTAAAATAGTTTCTGCTGCATCAACACCTTCTGACTTTGCTAAATTTCTAATTGTCTCTTCTGCTGATCCAACCGGTGCTGCTATATCATCTGCACCGCCACGTGAACCTGGTGGTGGCAGATCATCTGCCATAGCTC